GAGAAAAAAGTTGATTTATCTTTATTATCAAGCGAAGAGTTTGACGCTTTGCCCGCAGAGACTTTAAGAAGGATGCGTGGTGACTTTGGTTAAGCCTTAGTATAAGATATAAGTATTCGGTCGCTAGTCCGATAACTAGCACGAGTCGTTACGGTAAAAAAACGTATTCGCCTATCATGGCGTAAAACTGGTCGACGTCATGTTCGTAAAATTATGAGAACGTTTCCCAACGAAAAAGGGTATACGGACAATGAGCCGCTCCATAAGTCGGCTGGTTATTTTAATTTTATTTGGAGGATAGCCCAATGGCTAACACAAACTTTAGCGCGTTGACCAGCGAACAATTAACGATCTGGTCTCGTGATTTTTGGCGTGTCGCTAGGAATATGTCTTTCATTAACCAATTCGCAGGTAGCGGATCCAATGCTATGGTTCAGAGAATATCTGAACTTACTCAATCAGAGAAAGGAACAAGAGCTGTTTTAACACTTCTTGCTGACATGTCTGGTGATGGTATTATTGGAGACAACACTTTAGAAGGTAATGAAGAGACTTTAAGAGCCTACGACATTGTTGTACAACTTGATCAATTGAGATTTGCAAACAGACTTTCAGGTCGTCTTGCTGATCAAAAATCAGTTGTTAATTTTCGTGAGAACTCACGTGATGCACTTGCTTACGCAATGGCAGACCGTATTGACCAATTAGCGTTCTTAACGCTTTCTGGTATTTCTTACACCCTCAAAAACAGTGGTGCTTTAAGACCAGTTCTGAATACAGGACAAAATCTTGGCGACATGGTTTTTGGTGGAGACGTAACAGCCCCAACTGCCAACAGGCACAGAAGATGGGATGCTACAAACAAACTTGTTGCTGGTGATGTAACTGCTACGGTAGCAGCTGACACCATCACTTACGAATGCTTAGTTGCTCTAAAAGCTTATGCTAAAGACAACTACATCCGTGGAGTAAGAAGCGCAGGTGGAGAAGAGGTATACCATTTATTTGTATCACCTCAAGTAATGGCGGATCTTAAACTTGATTCAGATTTCTTAGCTAACGTAAGAAATGCTGGAGTCAGAGGACCAGGCAATAGCTTGTTCTCAGGTTCTTCAAGCTTAATGGTTGATGGCATTATGGTCCATGAGTTCAGACATGTGTTCAATACAGCGAACGCAACATCTGGAGCTTCTGGTAATGCTGGTTCTGCTGGATACAAATGGGGCGCCGATGCTACTATCGACGGTTCTGCTTGTTTATTCTGTGGAGCTCAAGCTCTTGCTATGGCCGATATCGGTTTACCACAAATAGTTGAAGACAGCTTTGACTACGGTAACCAAAATGGTATCTCCATTGGTAAAATCTTTGGTCTTAAGAAGCCTAAGTTCAACAGCGACTACAACAGTGGCGTTGAAGACTTTGGTGTTATTAGATTGGATGTTGCATACTAAGTATGCTTTTTGTGGGTGGCTCATGTTGGGCCACCCCCTTTTTAAGGAGTAAATTATGATAGTAATATCAAAAGACGACAAGTATATTTCAACCACTTGGGGCGCATCTATTAGATTAGAAGCAGGCGTACCGAAAGAAGTTGGACAAGATTTAGGTGTATTCTGTTTGCAAGAAGGTTGCACAGAACATAAACCAGACATGATTAAAAACAAAAAACCTTCAGAGCCTATGAACGTAAAAGTTGCTGAGGTAGTTGAAGTAGAAGCTAAAGTTGAAGGTGTAGAAACACCTAAAAAAACAACGGTTAAAAAAACGACTAAGAAATAATGGCACTATCGGGCGCAAATTTAATATCTAGAATTCAGGATACCCTGCAAGATACTACAGGCGTTCGTTGGACTTCGGCTGAGTTGCTTCGTTACATTAACGATGCACAAAGAGAAGTAGTTAATTTTAAACCGGAAGCAAGCGCTAAACACGTTAACAACTCACTTGCCACTGGTACAGAACAAGCTGTACCTGGCTTAACTTTAATTAAAGTAGTGCGAAATATGTCTAGCAACCAAGATGGCGCAACAGGTGGTAGAACTATTAGGTTAGTTGATGCTGATGTTCTAAATTCTATAGAACCCGATTGGCATAACCCAACTGTTACAGGAGATGCTGCGCATGGGTCTGTAATAAAACATTACATATTTGATCCAGATGATCCTAAGAAGTTTTATGTATACCCCGGAGTTAAATCTGGACTTAATGCTTATATAGAAATTGTTTATTCTGATGTGCCTACGGACTTAAGTTCCACAAGTAGTACCATAGGAATAGATGACATATATGGCAATGCCCTTATAGACTATGTTCTATACAGGTGTTACGTAAAAGATGCAGAGTTTGCTGGGAATTCTACTAGAGCGGGCCAACACTATCAGTTATTTCTTAACAGTATAGCCGGCGGCGGTTCTTCTAGGAATTTATTAAACCCAAATTTCGATAGGTTTGGACAACAAACAGTTGCAGCTACGCCGCCTGTACCAACTGGAGGAAGTTAACAAATGGCAGCTTTTGATTCAATAATAAAAGATATTCTTCCTTATGTGCCTAATTGCCCAGACTCATTAATTGAGTCTACTTTGCGGTCTTCTTGTATAGAATTTGCTGAAAGATCTAAAGCATATGTATTTGACTTAGAACCTATTACAACTATTAGTGGTGTATATGAGTATGAGTTTGATCAACCAAGCGGCACTGAAGTACATCAAATACTTTGGATGACTTACAATGGTGATGATTTAGATCCTATTAGCCCTAGAAGTTTAGAACTTAATTATTCAGATTGGAGAACTAAAACATCTCTTCCTCAAGTATATCTTCAAAAAACACCTTCTAGTTTTTGGGTTATCCCTGTTCCAGGAACTTCTCTTGTAAATGGTATTCAATTAGCCGTAGCTTTAAAACCAACTAGAACTACTAGCAACGTAGACACAACTTTTTCTAATAGTTACAGAGATGGCATAGTTTATGGTACTTTGTATAGACTGTTAAGAATACCTGCAAAAGATTGGACTGACCCAAGGGCAGCAGCAGATTATTTAAGTTTGTTTAACCAAGAAATTGTACAAGCCGAATTAAAAGCAAGAGGCGGAGATTTAGGCGTAAGACGAGTTGTAAAATATAAAGGAGCAGGAATGTCTCCACGTAAGCGATATAAGAGATATGGTTCAGAGATTGACTATTAATGGGATATCCGTCGAAGCTATACCAATAGAAGAAGTTCGGTGTGCGTATGAAAGGATAGAACCCGACCTAAACACTATAAGAAAAAAAAGTTATTCAGACTGGATACCTGCTGATATTTACTTATCATTGCGAAATGAAAGATCTACCCTTTACATGTTTTACAAAGAAGACTTATATGTTGGGTTTATTGTTTGTTCAATATCAACTGACAAAAGCGGAGAACTGACGCTTTTTGTATGGGCAAGTTATCAAAAACCAGAGTATAATTACATAGAAGTTGGTTTTGAAGTCCTAGATAAGCTTGCATTAGAAAAAAATGCAAAAGCTATAGAATTTCATACAAGCCGTCCGGGTTGGGAAAAAACAGCTGGGGCACAAGGGTTTAAATTAACAAGTTATATTTATAAAAAAGAAGTATGAGTAGCCCAGATAAAGATGATTATAAAGCAAGCGAGACTGAAAAAACTTCAGCATCTATTGCGTTACAAGATAAAAATTATTTTAACGAAAAGTACACTCCTCTTTTAAAAAATCTTGCCGAGGAAGCAGCTACAACAGATTATTCAAATCAAACTAGGGGAATTGCTCAAGCAGACACTATGCAAGCTCTTACTGGAGATGGCCCCGTTTTTCAATACGCTACCGGCGTAGATAATGCGGCAGACTTGGCTTCAGCGGCTGTAGGAAATATGCTACAAGCAAGTCAACAAGGTTTAACTATTTCAAAAGACCGCCAGCTTAATACTTTAGCAACTGCTAGAGGACAAGCTAACGATGCAGCGTCTGGATTAGCTCAGGCTTCTAGAGCAACCGCTTCAAAAGAACTACAGTTTGCAAAAGCTAAACAATCACAAAGACTTGCGTCTATTGGCGCAGCTACGAAGTTTGCAGGTCAAGCCAAAAAAAATAGAGATAAGAATCTGGCATTGGGCGCTAGTTCGGAGCCGGAAATAAGTGGTATGGCTAACACTGGCCTTGCCAGTTGGTTCGGCTAATGGCAGGCTTAGGAACAATGGTTTCAGACCTTCGCGGCGAGCTTTCATATCGTAATTCGCAAACGACATCTAATTTACCAATAGTTAGTGATCCTGAAAAAACAAATGCGGATCTTTTACGCAAAGATTATGATACTTATATACAGAACTTTAGACCTTTCGAAGAAAAGCTTTTAGCCTCAGTAAACGACACCTCGTTAATTGATGCCGTTCCAGAAGATGTTGAAAAACAACAAGCCATTGCTGCGGGGGTTCAACAAAGAAATCTATCGCGTTACGGCGGGGCCGGGTTAAGTGTTGCACAAAGAGCAGCACAAAACGTGGCTAATCAGAGGCAAGGAATGGTAAGTTTAGCGGGGGGTTTAAATACAGCCCGTATAAACCAAGACGCAATTAACAAAAAGTCTATAGCAGAATTAATTAATATTGGCCAAGGTGTTAATAGAAATGCAATGCAGGGTATGGGAAATGCCGCGGGGTTAGC